ACATATCGTTTTCAGTTTTTCCTTGTGTTACTGCTTCAGGTGCAACGTTAATGAGTTCTTGTGCAACCATGCCGTAGGTCTGGTGTGACCCGTCTGCCTTCCAATCAAACGAACGAACCTTAATAGCGTCGATGTTCCCTGCTGGTGCGTCTACAATATTTTCTTTTAGGCGTTGGTCTGAAGAGGTGTTAAAGGCTGTATTAGACCCTGTGGAAGTTATAGACCCGACTGGTGTACCGTTGTAAATAAAATAATTGAAATAAGTGGTTCCGCTTGATTGTGTTCCTTGTATTCGGATGACATCACTGACACCCTGAGTAGTAATAGCAAACTGACCAAAAGTGGACTGCAAAACACCGAATTTTTCATTGGTTATTTGAGAAGTAGTACCAACCAGCAAGTTGCCGCTGGAGTCGATACGCATATGCTCTGTGGAAAAACCAGTGCCACTAGCGTTTGTAAACTGTCCAAATGCTAATCCATCGCCATCGTCATATCCAATAATCCCTAGATTGTTAGCTACTCCTAGCTTCAAAAATTGGTTGTCATTAGAGCCATTACAAATATCTAAATAAGTTGTGCCGCCGACAGCGCCATCGGTAATAACCATTTTACCGCTAAAGCCTGTTGCTGAAGTCAGGCCAACTAGCAAGTCGCCGTCACCAGTAATACGCATTTTTTCATTGCGAGTACCAGCTAGTTGAGTGGTAAAAATCATGTCCGTTTTATAAGGATAATTACCGCCTTGTGAAACAACGCTTTCAATAGTGCCTGTGTAATCTTGGGAGCCATCTTCGGCGTCAAACGCAAAACGTCCAATTACATCACCAGAAATCCAGCCAGTGCCATCAAAACTGGTTCTTGCTGTAATTGTCCCGCCTAAAGTACGGCTCCCAGTAGCAACAACTAGATTTCCTGTGGTGGGACTTGTCTCACCAATCCCCACGTTGCCGTCATTGGTGATTCTGACGCGCTCAACGTCACCATTACCTGCAAACCTAGCAATAGGGTCTGTGCCATCTTGACGAACAGATAGTCCGTAGTCGCTTCCGGTGCTGGAGTTTTTGTAAATCTGTAAGTGTCCACCAGCCGCCGTTGCTGTGCCAATCCCCACGTTGCCGCTTGAGCCAATACGCATGGCTTCTGTAGGGGCTACTGTGTTGTTGTTGGTTTGTCTTGTAGCAAATACAAGCTCACCCTGAACAGAATTGGTGCTTGCTTCTTCTACACCAATATAAGCCGCAGGTTCTGGGCCGTTAGCCGTACTGCTTCTTACATCAAAACCAATATAGCTTGTTGTTACTGCTCCTGTGGTATCTCCGCTTGGCGTAAGCAAAACGGCATAATCACCTGTTGGAGCTTCAACGGTTAAGCGAGAGTCTGGACTACTCGTACCAATCCCCACCCGATTATTCGTAGAGTCAACGTACAGCGTGTTGGTGTCTACTGTGAGGTCGCCTGTAGCGGTTAGACTAGTAAACGTACCTGCGGCTGGTGTAGTGCCACCAATAACAGTGTCATCAATAGTGCCTCCAGAGATACCGCTAGGAGTAGTCCCTAGTTCAATTACAGTTCCACCAGAGTCCTTGGAGTAGAGGCGCTTATTAGTCAGGTCAACCGCTAGTTCTCCAGCAGTCAAATCACCTGCTAAGGGCGCACCAGAGCCGTTCTTAGTGATAATAGTAGTAGCCATTAATAAGTGCCTCCGTCAATGCTTGACAGTGTTGTTGTAATAGAAGTTGTGCCAGAGCCTGTGATAGCCCCTGACAGAGTAATAGTTTCGTTACCTTGTAATGCACTATCAGCCAGTGCTCCCTGTGCCGCAGTAGCGTAATCAGAAGAGTCAAAAGACTTAACTTGTGCAAGGTTAGTTACTTCAGAGTCCATCAAAGCACCAGCCGCTGTAACATTAGCTGTATCTGTTACATCTGCGCTGGCTTCAATTCCGTCTAGTTTAGTGCCGTCTGTAGCTACGTCACGACCATCAACAGGACCACTCAGGCTGACGTTGCCTGTAATGTTAATGTTACCTGTTCCAGTAATGTCGTTACTATTGAGGTCTAAGTTACCGCCTAGCTGTGGACTTGAGTCGCCTACGAGATCAGGGTTAATACTCTGCCAGCTTGAGCCATCATAAATATACGTTTGGTTGTCTGTCGTATCAAAGTACCAATCACCAGCAGTAACAGGATTACCGTTACCGTCTACTGTAGGAGTGCTTGAAAGCGCCCCTAAGAAGAATCCGTCGATAGCTGTCTGTGCAGCCTCGGCAGCAGCTTGTGCTGTTTCTGCGGCTGTCTGAGCAGTCTCAGCGGCAGTCTGTGCGGTACTTGCGGAAGTGGCACTAGTAGCTGCGTTTGTTGCTGATGTAGACGCATTAGACGCAGACGTTGCTGCATTAGTTGCGCTAGTTGACGCCGCAGATGCTTGTGTTGTTGCTGTGGTTGCACTAGACGCTGCATTAGTTGCACTAGTAGCTGCATTAGTCTCGCTGGTCCCGGCGTTAGTTTCACTGGTAGACGCAGCAGAGGCGCTAGAGGCAGCAGAAGTTGCACTAGAGGCAGCGTTAGTTTCTGATGTAGCAGCGTTAGTTTCTGACGTTGCGGCGTTAGTTTCGCTTGTAGCTGCATTAGTTGCGCTTGTAGCTGCATTAGTTGCGCTAGATGCCGCAGCAGTAGCACTGTTAGATGCTTCGTTTGCTTTGTTAGTGGCAGTCTGGGCGTCTAGTGCTACCTGTGACGCATAAGCATCCGTAGTAGCGTCACCTGAACCACCATCACCACGATAGATTGGCATAGACTGCTCCTAAGAAAACAAACAAAAAAGAAGGAAAAAGGGGCCGTTGCCGACCCCCTAGAACGATCACTCGTCAGCGATGGCGATGATAAAGCCAGCTTCGGGGCGATAGGTCTCAACACCGTACAGAGTGTCAGCCGTGTACAGCGTGGAGAGGTACTCCTGCTTGTACTGGGTCTGAGAACGTACAGCCAGTTGCTCTGCCATTACAAGGGCGTCCTTGTGGAAGAACAAGCAGCCACGGGTGTCTACAGATGACGCAGAGTTCTGAGCAGCAGCTTCGATGACCGGAGCGTTGCTAGAAACGTATACGTCTACACCGTACAGGTTGCCGATAAGACCAGACTCAACACCACGACCACCAACAAAGTCGGAAGATACGTAGCGATCAATGCCCATGATTGACTTACGAGCCGCAGGTGGGATCACCAACACACGACCGTCCATCGGTACATCGGCATCGTCCATGAGCTTGATTGCTTCACGGAGAGCGAGGTCAGTAAAGTTGTCACCAGACGTTACAGTGTCAGCCGCGTAAGTAGCGAGGCCGTTGGCAGCGTCTACGTAGTAACTGTTGCTGTTTACCCAATCTGCGCCAGTGTTGGCGGGAGACTGAGTACGGGTTCCGTCACCGAAACCAGTAGCAGCGTTGATGAGGTCAGTGTCAACTTTCAGAGCCAGTTGGTAACCAGCGTCTTCAGTGTAGAACTGTCGCAGAGAGGACAGAGCCTGTACTTCTACGATGTCTTCGATCAGACGCGAGTACTCAAAGTGACGGTCAACAGTGATCGTCAGTTCTGACTCAAGGTTAGCCTGAATCGTAACTGCAGTAGCTTCTGCCTTAGCATTAGCCGAGCCACGAACGGGCTTAGGTACATGAATAACGTCACCCTTCTTACCAGACATCGACAGACGCTTGACAAGGGGAGCCATTTTCAGGTTCTTTTGATAAGCGGCGATTACTTCGTCGCTCCAGATTTCTGGGATAAAAGTCCCAGCAGCAGTCTTATCTACTACAGCATTAGCTGTAAAATAAGTACCAGAGGTTTCACCAGCCATGATATATCTCCTTTAGGCTATCGAACCCGACCCTCTGCGTATGCTTTCAGTAATTCATCTGATAGGCTTTGGTAACGCTCTGGGTCGGTACGCATAAGTTTAATAATGTCAGCACGACGATAAACTTTCTTGCGTGATCCTTCTGCTGTTCCGCGAGCATTGCCTGTGCTTGCTGACTTAACTGCACTCTTACGGGCTGCTTTTTCAGCTTGCGCTGTTTGTTGAACTACTTGGTTACGCTCTTTCCAGAGACTAAACAATTCGTTCGCAGCATCGTAATCGTACTGTTGGTCAGCCTGAACAAACAATTGTGTTCTGACTTTTGACCCTTTAATCCACTCAGCAAACTTAGGGTCTTGCAATACTTGTTCCATGTCTGGATGTTCAGCTTTAAGCTGTGCAAGAGTAGCCTGTTGTTTGTATTGTTGTGTGTAAGCTTCCGCTTCTTTAATTTTTGGGTGATTGTCTATGGCTCGACTAACAGCGGTCTTGGGATCAACAAAGAAATCAACATCATCTTCTTCATCGTCTTGTTGTTGCTGTTGTTGAGGTGCTTGTTGTGTAGAGAGTTGTGTCTGGATATAGTCATCAACAACTTTG